TTGCTTGTAAAATGGATAATGTCATCGTCTTTAACGAGTTTGTCAATCTTCTCTTGGATGGCGTCCATATTGCTCTCCGTGTCCTCTGTCTTCTTCTGCATCTCGTAAATAGCCGAAAGCTGATGGTCGCAGATATAGTCGTCCATGTTCTTGGATTCCTCGACATAAAGCAGACACTCACCACTCTTTGCGATGGTCGGGTTAGACGGCGTGCCCGAGAAGATTTGAAGCCATGAGCAAACTTCTCCGGGGAACTTTGTCAGTCGGCAAGAAACCGGAAATACATATTGGTAATAGGCTTCTTTGTATTTCTCGCTTTGGCGTTCCAGCCGCACGATGTCAGCTACACCGTCTGCACGGATGTAGCTCAAATAAGGGGTCGCAGTCAGCATATCGATTTCGCCGACCTGCAACGGAATCAGGTAGATGATTTTCTGATTCAAGTTGTCGCCCCTATAAATCGGTTCATTCACAGTGATAACGAGGTTCATACTGTCATCCAGCTTGATATAAATCACTCGCGTCACCTCCGTTCGTTATAGGATAATGTAGTCGATGTCTTCCAGCGCCATATCGTCATAAGTCAGCAGCGTATCTGCGTCCATTTCGTTGAGCAGTCTATGCCGCTTCAAGATTGGCGTGGCTGCTGCTGACAACAAAATGCCACCCTTTTCCGGTGCCATAAATTGTGTAATTTTCTCCGTGATGCCAGCAAGGATTTCGACTGTACTCTGTATTGCCTCATACTTTTTTGCCGTTCCATCTGCACTTGCGGAGAGCTCAATTCCAGATTCGCCGCTACCGAGAGAAAAGTGAATCTCTGTTTCAATGACAGCGGCGGCAATCTGCATAGCTGTCCCCGCCGCAGTATAGAAACGGTAGCAAAGGTCAACGATTTCCGCACTCGGTTCGACCGGAGCATCAATGGTCAGGAAATTTTGTTCTGAAATCTGGCGTACCTTGGTGTCAACTGGAAGTGCCGCCGCAGGGCGGAGAAGACTATTCTTGAGAGACTGGCGCACTTCAGCGTCAATGTTCATTCTCGAACCGCCTTCGCCCAACGACTTGGCAACCATAGCATCTATAGATGCGGCGGTGATTTGCAGCTTGTCTTCAACGCTCATAAACATATTCCGAAGCGTTTGCAAATCATCGTTTGGTGCAATCTCAATGACGGTTGGGACAGGATTGAGAACATAGTGCGTTTGGAACTCCAAATCGATGCCCCAAGTTGATGCCATGTGCAGCCGCTCATTACAGGTCTTAATCATCTTGTCGATATGCGAGACCAGCTCGGAGCCAGTTTCAACAGCAATGAACTTCTGGAG